AGAGCTATCAAGGCCCAGGGATGACCAACCAGACAATAATACAGCGTACCACTACTATCCAAAGCGTCACCGACACAACAAGTACGTTTACGCAATAGCGACCATAACTAGTCTTTTATCTCCAACAGTAGTACTAGCAGAAAGTGTCGGAGGTGTTTCTGCCACAGCGAATCCAATAGCAAATTCCAGTGGCTCAGTGACCAATCAAGCTATACAAGTTTTACAAGGACCGTATATAACTAATACCTATGGTAATGGTGTTCAGTGTCAAGGTAGTACACTTAACGTTACACCATACATTCAATTTGCAGATTCAAGAAAGGATCCTTGGGAGGACGTATATTACGAACCACAATATGATGCTACTGACTTTACAGGTCGGACAACCACACAAACTATTACGGTTAAGAACTACCCTTGGGAAACATGGTATGATACCCGAACCAAAGATGACGGTAGTAGATGGTTTGAAGATGGTGCTGACATGGATATCAGAGTTGATGTAGACGGACCTGACGGTAGACCTGATAATCCTGGTCAAGTTTTATGGAGAAAACCTATTCGTACTGATATGAAAGCAAACCAATCATTTAATATAGGATTGTCTGCTACCCTATCAATACCTATGAATAAGAAGTTAACTAAACAATGCCATGAGGCAGCACAGGCTCAGATAGATTTGTCTAATCAAAACGTAGCTAATAAGAGATTAGACTTTGAATTAGCAAGATTGAAAAACTGTGGTGAATTAAAAAAGAGTGGAATATTTTTTCATCCTAAATCTCCTTACCATACCATATGTGCTGACGTAGTAGTAACAGCTCCTGGTGGTCAGGTGGTACCACATCAACATGTAACACCACAACCTAAATGGAAACAACCTAATAGCAATGATCCCAAAGACTTTGAAATGTCAATAGGTGATATCAATGCCGATAAATGAAATACAAAATATACAATTAAATAATGCGGGTATACCTAATATTACCATTCGTCCTGTTGGAAATAATTACATAGGTGTTAGACCCATTCAACATAATTGGGTCTACTCACCGTACAGTGCTTTACCAATAGAAGTTCCAGTAACAACATTGATAGGAACTCCTATTGTAAACATGCCAGGTTGTGTAAAAGTCAATAAAGAGAACGCAAAGAATCCTGCTAATAAAAATAAACAACTAGTAAATGATGATCCTAAACAGAACGTAGTGTTATGTGATGGTGGTATGCCATACTATGAACCACCTGAGTATGATGCTAGAGAATTGTCTTGGCAAACAGTATACGTTGAACCAGAAGAGGCAGGGGGTATTGATGCAGGTGAACCTTTAACACCTCCTTCACCAGATGTTGAACCACCAAAAACACCTGGCGATAATAAGAAAGAAGTAGAGTGTCCTCCTAAGAATGCTAGACGTATAGGTGACAGGAATCAGAAGGGTGATGAGCAAGTAAAGGAATATAAACTAACACCTGATGGATTGATCTGTGAGACTATCTGGGAACCTGTTCCAACAGTAGAACAGTTTGTACCTAGTGCAGGTCAAGTCAGCACAACAGCAGCAATAGCAGTAATTGCAACTGCGTCTGCAGCTGCAACACCATTATTATTAAGAGTAATAAAACCTATAATTAAAAAAGCAACAGACTTCGTAAAGAAAAAATTTGGCAAAAAAGTTACGAAACCCACTCGTCAAGATATTATAACGGATGAGTATCGTAAGAAAAAAGGATTGCCTCCTAGAAAACCTACTTCTTAGGTATAGGATTAACTTGATAACCTTTCACAGGACCTGAAGTCTTTGGCCAGTTCTCTACTAGTTGTATATAAATCTCTTCTCTGATAACTTTTCTTATCTCTTCTAATTGTGCTTCTTGTCTCTTGGCAGGACCGTCATTCATATTGTCAATAATTTGACCACCACCAACTACTGCACCAGTTCCTACAACTGCTGCTGCTGTTACTCCTGTAGTTATTTTTTGAAAATCCATTACTTAAAATTAAAATTTAAAACGACTCTACGATTACTGTCAGTAGATGTTACACCTACATGTTCGTACTTAGAATCAAATATTAACATGCGGTTTGCAATACTATTTACCTTTATACCAGATTTAAACTCAGTCCATCCATTGTTAGTATTCATATAAAAAACACCAGTCTGTCCTACAAATTCCTCTTCAGTAAAATCTGTATGATAACCAGTGTATGTATGTGATTCAGTTTTAATAGTTAGGTTTGCTTTTATTCTATAAACAGCACCACCTAGTTTATTTAATATTGATTTGCAATGATAGAACAAAGGACTCTTCTGATCTTTAGGTGCATCAAATATAGTATGAGTAAATTGGAATAACCCATCACCCTCATGAGTAATACCATCATTCCAATACCAATCAATATGGTCTCCTAGTATGCGAGACTCCAAATCATTGAACTCTTCAGCACTTAAAAAATTATCAACAGTCTGCATTAGCAGTTCTTGTTTAAATCTTCTGCCATGTTACCACCTATATCTGCACCTTGATCTCCACCAAACATTGCTACCCAACCTGCAGCAACCCAACCAACAAAGGGAATAGAGGAAAGACTAGGAGCAGCAGCAGCACCAATGCTAGTCCCAACCAGTCTCCCAGTTCCTTTTGCTGCACCGACTGCTTCGATACATGCTTCACTTTTTCTGATCTCATCTATTGCAGCTGCCTGACCTGCAGTCAAACCAGGTGGCATATCTATCCAAGACCTATTGTTAGATACAGGTCCTCCCTGATTGATCTGACCATCCATGAAGTACTCTTCTGTAACCTTAGTAGTATTATTTGCAAGTCCTAGGAATCCACCTTTCTCTTTAATATCTCTAGTAATGAATGCTGTCTTTGGATCGTTTGCTGAATAACTTATTTTATATCCTTCTTCGCTTGCTGAGATAACATAAGAAGTATAGTCACCATGAGGTATATCAATCTTAGGTAATTTACTACCTTTCTGAGTAGCAATCATACCAATCATACCTATATGTGTTATGCCTAAGATTCCTCCCAGACTAATACCTATCCATTTATTCATAATTACCTCTTAAAAACTAGGAACTTCTACATCTGACACAGGAAGTTCTGGAAGTCCTACCTCTGGTGTAGTTCCAGAACCCAATCCATTAATACCTGGTACAGATGGCATAACTGATTCCATAACTTTAGATTTAACTCCATCAATGATGGATGCCCTATTGAGGTATACGTATATACCACCACCAACAACGGTAGCAGATACAACAGTAGACGCAATAGCAAGTACATTAATAATTTTTTGCATGATCTTATTTATCAGGGACGATTTTGACAGGTGCTGACTCAATTCTTATAGTTTGAGCAGGTGCAGTCTCTGATGCTTTAGCAATAAGGAACTCCATATCTTTTTTAGATATGCTTGCTCCTCCACCATTTTCACCATTCTTTTTCTTACCAGCCGCTTGTACGCCAAAAGTAGCTAGCGTACCAGTAAAGACCGAAGCTATGAAAGTTGGATCCAGTTTTTGTTCTGGTATTTTAAATGCAGTAGGCAATTTAACATATGCTAACGTCAAGATCCCTGCGGACCACACAAGCACTGCCAATCTTACGAATGTAGAAAGAATAGCGAGTTGCTCTTCTTTATCGTCTGCTGCTTCTTTAAGCTTACCTAGGATACCTTTCTTCTTAGGTTCTTCTTTTTTAACTGCTTCTGTCATGATTTAGAGTTTACCTACTCTATATATCATTCTGATACTTGTCTCTTTTTACCGATGTTATACTTGGACTCAAGGATCCACTCTCCCTTTTCCCTGTATGCTATTACCTTTATCTGACTTAGTGGTGCTACATCTACCACATCTGATACCTTAACAATCTCTACTAGTCCCCAATCAGACAGTAGTTTAATAATTCTATTCCTGCGTTGTAGATCATTCTCTGAAAGATTTGCTTTCTTACCGTCTAATGCAAATAACTCTTTGAAATGTACTATGTAATACTGTCCTTTCTTATGAAGAATATGACATGACTGGTATAACTTTCTTTCTTTTCTAGATGCTACACCTATACGAGTAAGAGTCTCTCTTATTTTTAAGAAGTCATCTGGTTCTTTAAGAGTGACTTCAACCATATCATCTTTAGTCCAATCCACATCATTCATTTCTTGCCTCCCTTGCTCAGTTTTTGTCTAATGTAGTTAAGTTGGTCAGGAGTTAAGATCCGTAAGGCTTGATTTGCTTTTTCACTACTATAACCATAGTATTTTTTCACAAGGTCAAGATCTTTCACTTGCTGTTTCTTTGCCCAAGGAGAAAATCTTCTTTTGGGTCTAACAGTATGTATATAAAAATCATATTGCAAACGTTTATCTAAATTAGGATATCTATTCATTTCATTAGCAAAGACAATAGTATCCATATGATGTGACATACACTTATTAATAACATAAGTTGGGTAATTCTTTTCCCAGTCTGGATCCTCTTCCATGAGGTAATCCTTAGTGTAATTAATACTATTCAAATAATCCTTTAGAGGATAACGATCATCGTATGCCATAATTTAATAAAAGTAATTCTTTTCTGTCTTGTTGATCTTTCATGTAGTCACCTACTGATCTCATAGTGTAGGTGTGATCGTACTCTTGTGCATCCCAGTCTACAAATCTATCTTTAATTAACTGAGAACTATTATATGATACCATCATGTGTCCACAGGAGTGATCACAGTTTTCATAGAATTTATCGTGATCGAATCCTTTGTGCATCCTACCTCGCTTTCCGTACAATGAAGATCTGATTTCATAAGGTGGGTCAAGGTAAGTAAAAGTGCCCACACTATCAGTGTATAGTTCCTCGTACGTCGTGTTGGTGATTTTCCAAGTTTCAATGATACTCCTATAGTATTTTAATTTTTCAATACCTCTGACGGTAAAGTTGTTGTCTGAGGCTTGAGGGGAGAAGGAGGACGATTCTGTGAGACCACTAAAGCTACACTTATTAACAATATAAAAACTAACGGAGCGATCAAATGTGGTTGAGGTTTCTCTATCGAGATACTCTTTAGCTTCGAGAAAAAGTTTTCTAGCTGTCTCAGGGTTACTATGTTTGTGCTTAAGTTGAATAAGTTCATCGTAGAGTTCATCTCCTTTGGATGCTAGGGTTTGCCAAAATTCTATTAATGGTGTATATAGATCATTCACCCAGATGTCTAGGTGAGGATAAGTTTGAGCAATGTATAATGCAACAGACCCACCTCCTAAGAATGGTTCATGATATGATTTATACTTTGTAAGATCTGGAAGAAATTGTGCTATCTTTTTTGTGGCACGAGATTTGCCACCAGGATAACGCAATGGGGTTTTCATCATAATACTTTCAAGGTTGCAACTGGAACTCCACCAGGACCACCGTTAATGGCACCATCAGGAAGACTGTTGAATGATATAGTAAATCTATTAAAGTCCTGATGATGTGGTGCTGAACAATGTCTTAACCAACCAGGAAATAGAATTAGTTTACCAGGTTCTGCAACTATTTCTTTTTCATTAGGAACACTCTCTCTATCTCCCTGTAATATTTCAAGAGTATCTAACCCTCTAATATCTACAGGATCTAAAAAGACTGTAGGTGATCCTTCTGTAAGATAATATACAGCAGAGTAGTACGCATAGTTATGTCTATGCATTGGGTGACCTGCACCAGATTGTTTAGGTGCCCAGTTTGCCCATGACAATGATATCTTTAAACTTTCACATTGTAATCCTTCTGCTACTCTTGCCTCTTCTAAACACTGATGAAACCAATCATATAATGGTTTAAGTTCTTCGTGTTTATGAAGATCACCATGAGAACTCATGACTCTATGTGGAAAGTTAAACCGACTCATCTTAAGAGTGTCAATATAACTATAGACATCATCCCGAAGTTGGAGATCATGTAATTGAAACTCAAAGATATTTGTTGGAAAAATTCCTATCTTTTTCATCTGATTATCATAGGATTGTCA